CGCTTGAGCAAAGACCTCATCTAGCCCAGTAGCCGACTCATCTATTGCTCCGTTTAAACTCACTGCTGAGAAGACCTGATCTTCTGCGACCGCGCTCTCTGCTACAGCCGATGCAAATACTTCCTCTGCGCTTACCTGATCTGCAGCCGTTACTGACTCATTTATAGCTACCGCAAAGTCTAGAGCCGCTAAAGTAGAGTCTAAAACAGAGGCGGACTCATCTATAGCCGCGACAAATGTAGCTACTGCTACTACCGTATCTTGTGCAGTGACTAGCTCATGGACATCTGCAGCAAATATAGCTGCCGCAAAGACCTGCTCACTTCCAGTCGCCGACTCTGCAATACTTCCGGGCAAACTGCGAGTTGCGTCTACCTGATCTGCGGCTGTGGCACTCTCTATAACGGCTGAGGCAAAGTCTTCACTTGAACTTGCTTGATCTGCTGCTGTAACGCTCTCATCAACCGCAGTCTCAAATACAGCGAGAGCCTCGACTGTATCGGTCGCAGTAACTGACTCATTGATATTATTTAAGAATATAGCAATGGCAGAGACTTGGTCTGTGCCAGTAGCGGTCTCAGCAACGTCCGAAGCAAACCCAACAACGGATAACACTTGGTTGGATGCGGCAGAGGATTCTTGTATTGATCCGGGTAGCTCACGGAGGGCTGATACTTGATCAGAGGCTGTAGCAGCCTCATCTATCGCAGAACTGAGGTCAACGGATGCCGTTACTGCATCTGTTGCAGTAACTGACTCAATTATGGATACAGAAATGGCAGGGCTTGCTTCAATAGAGTCTGATGCGGTAGCAGATTCGTCAATAGAACGGCTTGTGCTTAGATAACCAACTGACTGAGCGTCAGCAGTAACTGATTCTTGTATGGAAGATATTAGATCAACATGTGCAGATACCGCGTCAGCACAGGTTGTTATTTCTTGAATCTCACGATTTGCAGTTGCAGCACTTGATACAGCATCAGAAGCAGAGGCTGACTCGCTAACTTCAGCGTTTAGAAAAGCCCCTGCTAGTGACGCAAATGGCGCAGCCGCAAATGATGAGATTCCAAACACATTACGCTTCTGTCAAGGCGGCTTCTGGGAACCAGCGGTTTTGTGAAACGCCGTCAGCATCAGTCCACTCAATATGGTAGAAGAAGTCTCCATCTTCAGTCATACGGAGAGCTTGTACTGGACCTTGTGGGGTAACAGCAAGAACTTGAACAACCTGACCTTTGGTAAATTTAGTTGCCATTTTTATATCTCCTTATGCAGCGTCAAGGCTGAATGTGTAAGTAACATTCAAAGTATCACCAGCAACTACAGCACGATCACCGGGAGACTGGAAGTCAGAAGCTGAGAACAAAATGCCTGATGTACCTGTAGCCACATCAGTAAGGAATGCGCCAGCAACAGTGCCGCCGGGAGCCGTAATAGCAAACGCACTAGGTGCGCCTGAGTTATCAATAACTGAAGGATCGGCAACAGTTGCAGAGCCAAAAGTTACAGCCTTACGGTTGCCAGTGTAGTCTGTGTACTCAGTCCATCCAGCATGTGAAGCCAAGGTATCTGCTGCAACAATGGTTGCAGGACCGGGACCAGTAATTAGACCTAGATACCAAGCTGCGGTATAGGCAGCTCCAGAAAAGTACTTGTCATTCATGTCTTGAAGACCTACGTTAACAACCAGATTTGGGTTCTTTTCTTCCCATTTCAGTTTGCCGTCTTTGTCGATACACTGAATTGTAAATACGCCAGCGCCACCAGCGGCGGAAACTGTCGTCCCACTTAGCAGAACGCTTGCGCCTACTTTATCTACAGAAACTGCTTTATTTGAAATCATTTGAAACTCCTTTATGAAAGTCTAATAATTGCTGAAGTATTGGAAGCGGCTGGAAATTCTACTTGGAATACCGTAGTTGAGATCTTGTCCGAACCAAAGTCTAAAACACAAACCGATGCACCGCCAACCTTATAAATAAGCGCTCCACGAGAGGTCAATGCGCTTGTCCATGAGGTATTAGTGAAGGTGATAAATGCGGTCCCGTCCAGTATGCTCAAGGTTGGAGACAGAACATTGCCACCGGCAGTATACCCAGTCGCTACAACCTCGCCAACGGTTGTATAGGCAGCGGTATCCTGATCAAGAGTTGATGCATTGGTATACAGCGCTATCTTGAATACGTTTGTTGTGCCAACACCAAAATCAAAGTTCCCATCGAGAACTCCTGATTTAAATACGTCACAGGTAAAGTTTCCGGTAAATGGCATTATTTAACCGGTATCCGTACTTGCCCAGACCTGTAAGTATCCTGTCTTTCCATTCCATCACCCAGACGTTTAGCTAATGCCAATGCTTCATTATATCGAGAAACATAATTTTCCATAACGTCTTTGTCTGACTTCATGAATGCTGCTGCTTCTAGCATTGCGCCATAAAGCAAGACTGTATCAAAGTTATCCCCAAGCCATGTTGTATTTGCTGTAACGATTGATTCAGGGTAGTAATAGTAATGAAGCTCTACGTCATAGGCTAAATCAGGGGTTGGTCCAAGAATGAATGACAGTTCATTCGTTATGATAGGTGGCGCATCGTTAGTGGTTGTTGGTCCAAACAGGGCATAGTATTGCGGCTTTCCCGTATCTGTCTTGATAGGGTAAGCAGCCCGTATGAAGTTAACATCCTTGTTAAGCAAGAAATCATATGCATCAGTGACTGTGTCTATAACAGCCATTGAGTAAACCGCCAGAAAATCTCCGGGCGCTGACAGATATTGATTATTAGCGGTTAATACCCCAGTGACATTTTTCCGTATGGAAGGGAACTGAACACTGTTATATATCCGCTGCTCTGCCTGATCAATAAATGTATTGATCTGTTGGGCAGACGTAAAGCTACTAACTGTTTGTGGGAACTCATTCTCACAATATGCCTTAATCGTCTGCGATAGTTCCGTGTAATTCATTAGCCCATCTTCTTCGAGTGACCAGTGCCTTTAGTGGCGACTCCAGTACCACGGGTCTTCATGGTCTGTGTGTTAGGGATATTGTTTGGATATCCGTTATTACCCAGATCCTCTTTTGACAGCCCAGTAATAGGCTTTGGCTGACTAGGGTTAACGCTAGATGCTTTTTCTGGAATAGCCATTATTTGCTCCCAGAGTTCTTGTGCTTGAACGAAGAGACCTTTTGATTAGCAACCTTAGCCAATCCACGACCCAACTCTTTCATTTGTAGGTTGGTCTTTCCGCCTTTGCTGAATTTCTTAACTGAGTTTCCTGCCGAAGGCTTACCAGCTGCGATTATAATCTTCATATTAACTCCTAAGTTGTGACTACTGTTACTGTTCCTAGCTGGAATGATAAAGCTAGGTAATTTGGTGTTAGCCCCACATCGCTTGCTCTAGAACCTCCAACAGGAGCATAGCCCCACTGGATAATTCTACTTCCGCCTTCAGGATAGCCGTTTTCATCAACAGCCGTTCCTGACCCATTAACCAATTGTAACCCGCTATTACCAGACTGCAAATAGCTTAAATCCTTTCTAGGATTCCTTACAGCCTGCGGATCGTCAATTGGATACATCCCCAGTTGTAACTGAGGCTGATCCGGTTCCCAGCATTCAGGACAAACAATTATATTAACTTGCTTTGTCTTGATGATCAAAGCCTTTAGCTGTGTTAGCTTGAACCTAAATCCGCATCGATCACACTCTGCAATCGAGTTCTTGGCGGACGCAAACCTATTACCCACAAATATAAGCCCTGCGAGGGACAAATCTCACTGGAGACTTGTCTCTATCTTCTTCAGCAGCAAACTTCCACTGTTCCTCATACTGGTCCTTTAGGGACTGTATGCGGTCTGGAGCTATCTTGACAGCAAGGTAGTATGCCAAGCCAGCAATCAAGCAGGTAAGGAACCTAAAGGGTATGTCTTGGGTGTTAATACCATTGCCTGCGTCTTGTATCCTGCGTAAGCGCCAGTATACGAACGTGTAGTAATTGCTCTGATCTGGGGCTGGATATACATAGATCTGCGGATGGTCCACCCCAGTAGTGGGGTCTGTGCCTTCTGGTCTGCCACCTATTGGGTAGGTGGCTCCTGACTGGCGGTTAACCCACAATTGAATAGGACGACCAGTTGAGTTCTTGTTAGGGATGGTTGCGTATGTAGATACGCTAATACGGGTTATAGACAAGTCCTGCTGACTTGAACCCGTTCCTACCCTTGTTACATGTTCTAGAAGATCTATCGTATCAACAGGCAGATTGTATGAGACCTGATTAAGAACTAACGGTATCTCACCCTCTTCAATCGTCCACAGGTTTATCCCCCGGTTAGCCCATTCGACCGTCAGGAGGTTTAAACTGCGTCTTGCTGTACGGATATCATAACCAGTGCGTAGCTCTGCCCCGCAGCGCTCAAACGCTTCCTCAATGATGTTGGTGAGGTCTAGGTTAGATGATGCTGTGCCTGATGTGGTCATTTAGCATTTCCATGCCCGAAGGCTTTTGTTTATGCGGCTATTGGGATCATTTGCCGTCTTAGCGGATGTCAGCTTCTTTTTCATTCCTGACATTCTGGCACAGAATGACTTCTTGCGGCTTCCACCTTCTGGCTGCGGAGCCTTCAACCCGGGCTTGTCTGGGTTGGCTGCGTTATATGAAGCCCTGCCTTTGGCGTTTAAACCGCCTTTCTCAGACTTGCCTTCTTTGCGTTGCCATGCGGGAGTCTTAGCCATTATCTGTACCTTGCCGTTTTCTTTGCAATAGTCTTGGGCTGCGCTACAAACTGCTTACCTGCTGCTTTGCCTGCACGCTTTGCACGGGTAGTTGCTGCGTACTCTGCTGGGCTTAAAGCCTTTATTGCTGCTTCTGGTAAATAACGCTCTCCTGTTTTAGAGGAGGGCTTCCCTGACCTAGTACGCCATTTCTGGTCGCTCCAATCTTTCAGGGATTTCTGTGGGGCTTTAATCACGATACCCGCCGCCAGCAGCCTTATATTTCTTGGCT